ACTCGAGTGAGTTGCTTGGTGTCAGTCGCGCTACCGTCTATCACGTCGCTATTGACGCCATCTGCATCGGTTCTCCTGACACTGACTTCCATGGAGAAGGAAGGCACTGTGGCACGGGAGAAGAAGAGGTGCTCCACGGGATTGGTGAGGTCACCAGTAGCCGCTGTTCGATGAGGGCTACCATTGCTGCTATCGGTCTGGTACTTGAGGAACTTGACCTGCAAGCCGTCAGCATGGCCGTAAGTCAATGGGCTATCCAACCACACGTAGTGGTCAGCGCTGTTGCTAGTGTAACCGACGACCCTCCTTATCTCCGTCTTGAGTGCCCTGTCGAATACGTTGGCTGCTGTGATGTTTGTGCTTCCCCATGCGTCGGCCAAGTCGCCACCGCCAATCGCTGTGGAGTTGTAGGTCTGCACATCCACCGCAGCAGAGCCGGATGAATCGAGTATGATGTAGTCACCCACTCCCCAGTTCACGCTGTTGATAGCAGGCGTGCTGGCATGCCCGTCGAAGGTCAGGAAACTCGCACCGGGCTTCGTAGCACCGTTGATGGAGTACGTCTGACCACCAGTGTTAGCCTTGCTCGCAGTGGATAGTTTGACCACTTCCTGACCTAGGCAGTACCTGAACCACCTACCATTGTGTATGTTGCACTCGAAACTGCCATCGGTGTTGAGGAACCTGCCCGGCATCTGCACTGCGACGTCTCTGCCGAGTCCAACGACATGGTACCTCTTGAGGTCCACCTTGGTCTCGGGGAATGCGACTGTGCTGACCAGCCCTACGAACTGGTCTGTCATGACCCTCTCCAACGCGTCTTTGCCATCGTCGTGAGGAGTCATGCTGACGTCTAACGAGGGAGCCATGAAGGGTAGGATGAACATCACATCGTTGGCCTTGGAAGCCTTGTCAGCAGAGGAGTGGTCGGTCTTGAGGGCAGGGCTCACCGTGATTTCCGTCTTGCCGTCATTGTCGTTGTTCGCATCATCGGAGACCTCCTGCTTGATTATGGTGTAAGTCCTACCTGAAATCGCGTAGTCGTCATCAGTGTCCCAGTTGGGACTGCTGCTCTTGATGGAGAATATGACCTTGCAGCCAACCAGCATGCCTTTAGGTGCTTGGAGCACGTTGCTCACAACAGGGGTGTTCGCAGCACCACCGCTGAGCACTATGACGCTGGTGTCTTTCTCCGTATTCTTATGAGGAGCATTGGCAGCGTTGGCACCATCTTCAAAGGATGCTGTGAATGTGAAGCCCGAACCACCGTAGTTGTGTTCTAACTTCAATCCGCTTTCCTGACCGAATGTGACCTCTGATAAATCTCCACGATAGACTGTTGATGGCATTTTTTTCACCTCATGGTATTTCTTCTGCGAAGATTACGACTTCTATCTGGAATGTCATCCTGAATAGCCGCTTGCTCCTATCAGACAGGTCTGTTCGGGTTTTGTATACTAACCTGTCGAAGTTGACCCCGTCTCCCTTCCTCTTTAGATGGATGCACCTTCGCAGTTCGTTCTCCATCTTCTGTAGTTGCCCACGGCCTCTGGTGGTACGCATGTCCACCGTGATGTTGATTCTCGTCACCACGAAGTCGTAGAGCAGTTCTGGTAGTTCCTCGTTGTGCGCAGTCTCGAAGACCAGCACGTAGTCAGTCCTGTCCAAGTCCAGCCTCTTGCCTCTCTCGGGGCCAGTATCAGCGATGTCGATGATGACGGGCTTGAAGTTCTCAGTGTTGCCTCTGTTCCAATTGTCAGACAGGACGTCGATTACGGCATCTATGCCTTCCTTGAATGTGGCTACCATTTGTGGAACTCCTTCTTTTTGTTAATCCTAGAGATGGCTTCCCAGTCGACGTCCACGTTCTTCCCATCGAATTTGAGATTGTGCTGAACCAAGATAGGTGACTCTGTCAGCATCCTCTTCTCCACTATCTCCGCGTTGTCCTCTTGACCCTCTACCCTCTCTCTGTAAGCCTCTGGTCCTTCGGTGACCGCCTTCCTGAGAGGGTCTTGGTAGTTGGTCAGTTCGTTGGACATGGCCTCTTTGAAAGCCTCGTACACTACCTTCTCAGTGCTACTCAAAGACGACCACCTCCTTGTACCTAGGGAAGGTCCTGTCTATGTCAGCCCTGTAGAGTTGAATCTTCGATGCCAAGTCGACGTTCTGTGTGCCTTCTGGTATCAGCACGCTCCTGTCATCGCTCATGAGCAGGTCTATCGCTACCAGTTTGGTACAGATGTCCTCTATGCCCTTCTCCAAGTACCTCTCTCCGTAGATGTATGAAGCCTTGATTGCGTTCCACTCGAAGAACGGGTATGAATTGTTGAAGTAGACTATGCCTGACTCGTGGTCCAACCACCAATCTCTGAGCCTCCCCCTGTCTCCACTCGCGCTACCACCCTGTAGGTCCACTACCAACTGGTGCTGGGTCAATGTGCCTGCTATGTCAGAGAGCGCAGAGCCGACTACTACTTAGCGGTCCTGCTCTGTGTTTGGCTGATTTCGATGTTGCTGTTGGTGGACACGATGGTGCACGTCTCACCTGATTTGGTAGACCTCATGCTGCTCAACTTGACGATGCCACTACCATAGTCGGAGTTGGCTGTGGCTAGGAACTCGTTGTTGACCGCTACGTTGCTCGTGCTGCCCTCTAAGGTGAAGGCAGGGCTGAAAGCGACTGCGGTCTTGCCTACCCTGTCCTCCTTGTTGACGAGGTCAGCGAGGTTCTGCGCGGTGGCAATCTTATCGAAGTCGGCTCTCCACTGCCCCGTACCAGTGCCTATGGTCAGCACAGCGGCGGAGCCGTTACCGGGAGACAGGACTATCGAGCCACTCAGCGGCTTGACGCTATCCGGCATCTGTATGCGAGCCTCAGCCGCACCAATCTCCCTGTAGTCGTCTCCCTGCCACAGTTCTAGTCTGAGTATCTGTTGCACGTTGCGGAATAGGAGAGGTGCTGTGCCGACGTAGTCCGTGTAGTACCTCCTCCTGTATGGCTTGTATGTATCGAAATTGATGTACTCGGCAGAGACTAGGTATGGTCTCCAAGAGTTGTGCGTGAGATTGTCTATGTGGTCTTGCATGCGCAATATGACCTCTTCTACCTTGCTCTTGGTGATGCCTCGTGTCCTGCCATTGGTGAATGACGCTTGGTTCTGCACGTAGCCGTTGTCCGCTATCTCATACAGACCGGGGTTTATCGTTTCCGAGAATGTGAGTTTAACACCACTAGCAGTCGAGGATATGGCAGTGATGGTGCAGTCCAATCCCATCGGGTCTGCATCGCTGTAGATTAGAAGCACGTCACCTACGGAGAACCCTATGTTCCTGTAGTCCGAGCCTGTCACGAATACGGCATTGGCCTCTGCGTTAGCAGACATTAGCACTGCTTCCTGCGGTCCTATGTCTAGCAGGTCAGCGACCTTCTGCGCTGTGGTGTAGACTACTGCGGTAGGGTCGAGGGGTCTTGTCTCTGCTTCACCGGGACTGAATACTTGTGGCACTACTGTCCCTCCATCGCTGCTTTCGCTGCGGCTAATGCTTCTGCTTCCCAATACGCTGCCATTTCCTCATCTTTCTTTTTCTGTTCCTCAAGACGAGCCAATCTCTGTGCTTCATTATCCGCAATCCTTTGCGCTTCAATCTGCTCTTGCTTTCTCCACCATTGCCTTTTTTGATGTTGATTTTGCTTATTATTCCCTTTCAAGAATACCCAAGCCTTGTTAAACGCACTCACATCCTCGCCTCCTCGTCTCTGTGACCGAGGTTATACTCCATAGGTCTGTCGCATGAGCCGCAAGTGGCTCTCCACATGAAGTGAAGCATGCCACAATGGCCGCACCTCGTGCCTGAACCTATGTTCAGCACGTCTCCTATCTCTGAGTTTCGAGCGCGTTGCTTGCTCGTGATGCCCTTGAGCGGGGCTTTGGTGTCTGTGATAGTCCCCGCATCGTAGTGGATGTCAGACCTGACGTTCTGCTTGGCCGCTCTGCTGATGTCCTCAATATCAAGAGTTTGAAGTTGAAACCCTGACATTCACATCCACCACCTACTTTCAACTCGATGTATACACGATGACGAAGACGTTACCACGAACGACCACGGGTTCGCATGATACTACATTGCCACTAGGAAGGGCGTCAGTCATCGCCTTGCTGAGAGAGCCAGTGCCTCTGTCTTCCGGGTCGAGATTCTCAGGTGAGAACTCTTCTGGACTGAAAGGCCCGATGACGTCTATTCCTGCTGCCACTTAGGTCACCGCCTTAATCAGCGCTTCCCTAGTGCCCACCAAGAGCCAGTGTTTCCGCTCACGCAATCTACTACGAGTGTGCCGGGTGCTGCGTCTGCGACGACTGCGAATGCTCCGTCGACTCCACCACCAGTGACATCTCCGTATGTGTCACCCATGACTCCGCAAGCGAGTATCTCCGTGAGACCCGTTACTATCGAGCCTGTGGTAACGCTTGCTGCGTTCCAATCTCCGGTGAACATAACTAGGTCACCCATTACGTGCGTTCTGCTGTCTACTGTGCTGCTAAATGCCATTTTTCATCATTCCTCTTCTGTTGTATCTGCGACTACTTCCTCAACCGCCGCTTCGACTACTGGTTCTTCTACAGGGGCCGGGTTTAAAGCCTCTTCGACTATACCGAGCAGGGTAGTCTTGGTTTTGTATCCTCCACCGACTTCCACTCCCATGCCCGATAGCCATGCGACTATCTCTGCCTTCGTCCATCCTGAGTCTGGTATGCCGTCATCGCCTAGGTCCACATGGACCCCTGCATCGCCCTCAATGTGGTGGTTGACGCCTAGTTTCCTTCTCCAAGTGTCCAACCAGCCTTGACTGACTTCTACTGCTTGACCCCTGATAAAATCAGGCATGTACACGTCAGGGTTTCTTCTGGTGTAGAAGGGACCTGTGTATGTCACAGTGGGCACTTACCCACCTCAGTTGTACAGTATCATGACTGTGGTCACGTTTGCCGAGCCGCTTAGGTACTGCAAGGTTGCTGTTAGTCCTGTGAAGGATGCTCCAACTGCTACTGCTGATGTACCAGCATCGGTACACATAACGCTCAAAATTGCTGATGCTCCGCCGGAGAGAATGATTGTCTCGCCATCTGCTCCACCTGTCACGTTAATCAGTGCCATCTTAGGTGCTGGGTCGTATCCGTTCGCTCCATCGCTGTTGCTTGCTTGGAAGGTACCGGGTCCACCACCGGGGTAGGACACGTCTGCTGCTCCGTCTAACCACTCTTGGGTGTCTTGCGAACCCGCTCTGAGTTCCCATGACCCTACGAGTTGTGTTGTTGCTGTTCCGCCTAGTGTTAATTCTTCTGCCATATCATTTCACCTCTGTTATTATCTCCACTGGAATCCTCACTTGAGGTTCCTCACGCTCCCTTGTGCTCCGAAGAAAGTGGTCCAGACCTCTCCCATCGTTCGGTAGAGTCCTTCCTGACCTAGCCTGTTGATGGCGAATGGGTCACCAGTCTCGATACCAGACTCGAAGTACTGAGTCGGGATTGCCGTAGAGAAGTGCATGTAGTCAGTGTCAAGGTAGTAGATTTTCGACAGGTTGCCGTCGTCGTCCATGTCCTTGGTTGGGATGATTGGGACACCGTTGTAGGTTGCTACGATGAACCCAGCCTCGATACCGGGTACACCCTTCACACCGTTGTAGGTGGGGGTGACTCTCTTCTCCTCCATGAACCTCTGCTGGGACTGTAGCAGTTGCTGTAGTCTCATCAGGGTGTCGTATCCAGTCAGCATGACCTTGGGGTTTCCACCACGTAGCCAAATCTTCTGGAAGAGGTCGTCTAGTTGGTCAAGGCTCAGAACCCTGTCTGCTCCTGCGGTACCTGCGTTAATCTCTGCATCCGACCATGAGTTAGCGGACCTGTCTATCGAGTAGATGTCTAGGTCAGCGGCTCCGCTCACCCAGTTGGTGTCCTGTCCCATGGT